TACGTTTCTAAAGGGTTAAGATTTTTAACTCTTGATGATTGGAAAAGATACTACAGAGATAGCGAAAACGAAGATGATGCTAACTCACAAACATATGGAGAACCTAAATTTGTAATTAAGTCTCCAGATAGCAGGAAGTTTGGATTAAGTCCTATTCCTGATAAAGTTTATAATGTACACTTTTATGCTTTCGTAAGACCAACTGCTTTATCAGCTTACGATGATACAATGGTTTTACCAGAGCAATACAGTAATATTGTAACAGCTAGAATGAGATATTATGTCTGGCAATTTAAAGAAAGCCCACAACAGGCTGCTTTTGCATTGGATGATTATAAGAAAGGAATGAAGAGTATGAAATCTAATCTTATGAATCCTACGCCAAAATATATGACAGACGATAGAAGATACTTTTAAATTATGGCACGTTCACAACCTTATACCGTTGCATGTGAAGGAGGCTTAATAACAGCATCTAATGCTATTGATTTATTAAGAAGCCCCGGTGCAGCTACAGAATTAAGAAACTTTGAAATCTCTGTAGAAGGTGGTTATAGAAGAATTAATGGATTTCAAAAGTTTGGAGGAGTAGATGCAGCTTTTCCAACTGGAAATTCTGATAGAGTATTAGGTGTAAAACCTTATGGTGATGGTGTTATAGCTTGTGCAAATGACGGAATATTTTTTAGTATAGACGGAACAAGTTGGTTACAAATAAATAAATTATCTGCAGGTAGTGGTGATGACTATACAACTTTTACAGGTAAGTCAGCTACTGCAAGAACTGGTCAAGGACAAATACAGTTTGCTTTGTTTGAAGGTGCAACTTTTGATTATGGTGAAATAATTATAGCTGACGGTGCTAATAAACCATTTGCATTTAGAATGGAAGGCACAGGAGCTTTAACTACTAGAACATTTTTTACAGAAGAAATTACAGTAGATGGAACAAATGGAGTTCAGTTTATTACAATACATGACCACCATTTAATAGCAGCAGGAGTTGAAAATAATTTAAACACAGTTTATTATAGTGTTTACAATGACCCTAATAACTTTACAGGTTCTGGTGCAGGTTCTGTAACTATATCAGACCAAGTTGTAGGAGTAAGGGGATTCCGTGAAGACTTAATTGTTTTTTGTGAAAATAGCTTACACAAACTTGTAAACATTAACGATAGTTCAAATATACGTATTGACCCTATAGCAGAAAACGTAGGATGTTTAAGTGGCTATAGTGTTCAAGAGATTGGTGGTGACTTAGCTTTTTTAGCACCAGATGGAATAAGAACTATAGCTGGTACAGCAAGAATTGGTGACGTTGAGTTAGGAGCTTTAACAAATAATATACAACCTATCTTAACTAATTTAGCACAAAATATAAATCAGTATACAATTACAAGTACAGTTATAAGAGAAAAATCACAGTACAGATTATTTTATACTAATGTAAATGCTGCTGCATCAGCACAAAAAGGAATAATAGGAACACTAAGACCAAACGGTTTTGAGTGGTCAGAAACAAGAGGATTAGAAGTAACAGCAATAGGTTCAGGATTTGATGATGAGGGTGTTGAAAAGTATTACCACGGTTCTAATACAGGTTACATTTATATACACGATTCAGGTCCTGATTTTGATGGAACTGCTATATTAGCAAGATATGCTACACCAGATTACGACTATGGTGATTTAGGAACTTTAAAAACTTTACACTACTGTAGAGTATCTATTGGAGCAGAAGGGCAAGTGTCTCCAGAACTCCAAGTAAAATATGATTATGCAAGTACAGATGTTCCTCAACCAGCTAGTAATTTTCCTTTTGGAACAGTAAACCCTTCATCTATTTTTGGTGAAGCAGTTTTTGGAACAAACACTTTTGGAGCAGTATCAGCTCCTTTAATTAGAATACCGTTACAAGGAAGCGGTACAAGTAACAGTTTTACAATTTTAAGTAATGATAGTAATCCACCTTATAAAATTAATGGGTTATACGTAGACTTTATACCTTCAGGCAGGAGATAAAAAATGGCAGGATATATAAGACAAAGTTCATTTGTAGATGGCGATACAATTACTGCTGCATTATTTAACAACGAATATAATCAGTTAGTTAATGCATTTAGTAATACAAGTGGTCACAAACACGATGGAACAACAGCAGAGGGACCAGTTATAGGTCTGATTGGTGATGCAGGTGAGACATCTCCAAACAACAAAGTATTAATAGATACTACAAATAACTATATAGAATTTTATGTAGAAGTATCTTCAGCCTCTGTACAACAATTATACATTGCAGATGGAGCTATTATTCCTGTCACAGATAGCGACATTGACTTAGGTACAACAAGTTTAAGATTTAAAGATACGTATACAGATACAGTAACAACAACTGGCAATGTTAGTATTGGTGGTGATTTAACAGTTACAGGTAGTGCAACTATTTCAGGTAATCTTACTTTTGGTGATGCTGATACCGATAGTATTAATTTATCTGCTGAAATTGATTCACACATAGTTCCTAATACCGATGATACATATGACTTAGGGACAAGCACAAAACAATGGAGAAACTTATATATTGACGGTACTGCTGAAATAGATACCCTAGCTATAGATGGTACTACAGTTACCTCAACTGCTGCTGAACTAAATATATTAGATGGAGTGACATCCACAGCAGCCGAGTTAAACATTTTAGACGGAGTTACATCAACTACAGCAGAATTAAACATTCTTGATGGAGTCACAGCTACTGCATCAGAACTTAACATACTTGATGGTGTTACTTCAACAGCTACAGAAATTAATATTGTAGATGGTGATACAACAGCAACTTCAACAACTTTAGCAGATGCTGATAGAGTTGTAGTTAATGATGCTGGTACTATGGTACAAGTTGCTCTTACAGATTTTGAGACATACTTTGAAAGTGCTTTAGACACTTTATCAAATGTTACAACTGTTGGAGCTTTAAATGCTGGTAGTATTACTTCAGGTTTTGGAGCTATTGATAATGGCTCATCAGCTATTACAACTACAGGTACAATAACTTATGGAAGTTTATCAGACGGTACAATAACTATCACAGCTTTTGTAGATGAAGATGATATGTCTTCAGATTCTGCAACACTTGTACCAACTCAACAATCTGTAAAAGCTTATGTAGACTCTCAGGTCACTGCACAGGACTTAGATTTTCAAGGTGATACAGGTGGTGCTTTAAGTATTGACCTCGACTCAGAAAGCCTTACAATCGCTGGAGGGACTGGTTTAGATACTGTAGGTTCAGGTAATACTATAACAGTTGCAATAGATTCTACTGTTACAACTTTAACAGGTACTCAAACTTTAACCAATAAAACACTTACAACACCAATTATTAGTTCTATATCTAATACTGGTACATTAACTTTACCAACTTCAACAGATACTTTAGTTGGTAGAGCTACAACAGATACGCTTACAAACAAAACCATAGATGCTGATAATAACACTTTATCAAATATTGAAGTAGATAACTTTAAAGCTTCTGCAATTGTATTAGAATCAGAAGGTATAGGTTCTAATGATAACGATACAACTTTACCAACTTCAGCAGCAGTAAAAGATTATGTAGATACACAGATTACTGCCGAAGATTTAGATGTTACAACTGATAGTGGTACCATAGCTATAGACTTAGATAGTGAAACATTAACTATTGCAGGTGGTACAGGTCTTGATAGTTCTGCTACAGCTAATACAGTTACTCTTGCAATTGATTCTACAGTTGCTACTCTTACAGGAACACAGACTTTAACAAATAAAACTATAGATGCCGCTTCAAATACTTTAAGTAATATTGCTAACAGTTCTCTTACAAACTCTACAGTTTCATACGGTGGTGTAAGTTTAGCATTAGGTGCTTCAGATGCTACACCAGCTTTTGACCTTACAGATGCGACAAATTACCCAACAAGTTCTTTAACAGGGACTATAACTAATGCACAACTTGCAGGGTCGATTGCAGTTTCTAAAACATTATTAACTGCTGGAACAGGATTAACACTTACAGGTGATACATTATCTGTAGATGCTGCTCAAACACAAATAACTTCTGTAGGAACTTTATCAAGTTTAGCTACAACAGGTAATGTAACAGTTGGAGGAGACTTAACTGTTAATGGAACTACAACAACTTTAAATACTGCTACATTAGATGTTGAAGATAAAAATATTACTTTAAACTATGGTGCAGGTGATACAAGTGCTTCAGCTAACGGAGCTGGTATTACTATCCAAGATGCAGTTGATGCTTCTACAGATGCTACAATACTTTGGGATGCTACAAACGATGAGTTTGATTTTTCACATGCTATTAATGTAACAGGAAATATTACAGTATCAGGAACAGTAGATGGTAGAGATATTGCAACAGACGGAACAAAACTAGATGGTATAGAATCTGGAGCTACTGGAGACCAAACAAATGCTGAAATAAGAGCAGCAGTTGAAGCAGCTTCTGATTCTAATGTATTTACAGATGCTGACCATTCAAAATTAAATGGTATAGAAGCTAATGCTACAGCAGACCAAACTGCTTCTGAAATACTTACAGCTATTAAAACAGTAGATGGTGCAAGTAGTGGTTTAGATGCAGATGTATTAGATGGACAAGAAGGTTCTTACTATTTAGATTATAATAATTTTTCAAATACTCCAACAATACCAACAGGAGATATAACAGCAGTTACAGCCGGGACTGGACTTTCAGGTGGAGGTACTTCAGGTGATGTAACTTTAAATGTAGACTTATCTGAACTGACTGATATGACCGCAGCAGTTACAGCAGCAGAAGACGAATTAATTATTTTAGATAACGGAGCTGATAGAAGAAAACTTATTTCAGAAATACCTTTATCTGCTTTTGATAATGATGCAGGTTTTGGTACAGGTGCTGGAGATATAACAGCAGTTATAGCTGGTACAGGTTTATCAGGTGGAGCTACGTCTGGTGATGCTACTTTAAATGTTTCAGGTTTAACAGTATCTGAGTTTGCCGGTGCATCAATTCAAACTGGTTCAGAATCATTTAGTGATTCAGATACTGTATTAATGACAGCAGCAGCAGTTAATGATAGAATAACATCTTTTGGATATACTACAAACACTGGTGATATAACAGGAGTTACTGCTGGAACAGGTTTATCTGGAGGAGGAACATCAGGTGGTGTTACTTTAAATGTAGACCTTTCAGAGCTAACTGATATGACAGCAGCTATGGTAGGCACAGATGAGTTTATTGTTTTAGATGCCGGGGCTGATAGAAGAAAGGCGGCAAGTGAAATTCCATTAAGTATTTTTAACAACGATGCTGGTTTTACATCTAATACAGGTGATATTACAGGTGTAACAGCCGGAACAGGTTTAAGTGGTGGTGGTAGTTCAGGAAGTGTAACTTTGAACGTAGATTTATCTGAACTAACAGATATGACTGCTGCAATGGTTGGAACAGACGAGTTTATTGTTTTAGATGCTGGAGCAGACAGAAGAAAAGCAGCGAGTGAAATACCATTGAGTATTTTTAATAATGACTCTGGATTTACATCAAATGTTGGAGACATT